AAAAGTTGATATCGGAGAAACTTCAGTTGGAGTCCAAGTGGGCAACGCAAGCGTTGGAACAGGGTAGAGTTACTCCAGATATGAAGTGGATCGATATAGAGATCAAAGATCTAAGAAAAAAGATTAACGATCAAAGTGTGGAAGACGCTAAATTAGGTCTTCTAGATATAGCTAGTTAACTAGCTTAAAAAAAAACAATTTTTTTCCTAAGGATACTGCGCTCTAAATTATTCTTTAGCTTCGCCCCAAGATTTACCTAAAGCAATATCTACTTTAGAAGGTACTTTTAATGTATCAATTGCATTTTCCATTATATTTTTGACAGAGATAATGTCAGATTCTTCATTAATCGAAAAACATAACTCATCATGTATTTGCAATAATGGTTTAAAACCTGCTTTGTAACAATTTATCATTGCTTGTTTTGTTTGATCTGCAGCAGATCCTTGAATTAATCTATTCAAAGCTTTGTATGTAAAAGCCCTCCTGATGTTATTTCCATAAATGGCCTTAGCTTCTTCGTAGTGCATCGCTTTGTTCATTCCGAAGGTAGCAGGCTCCCACATGTCAAAACGGCATTTACGGCCCCCTATAGTTCGAATAAAGCCATACTTTGAAGCACTGTTAGTAACTTCTGTTGTCAACCTCTTGACAAAAGGAACTCTTTCTCCATATTGCCGTAACAAAGCTTCTGCCCTATCCTTATTAATACCCAGTTCTTTACCTAATTTCGCTTTACCCATACCATAAAACAAACCTAAATTAATTGTTTTAGCTTGTGTTCTTGTAATTCCTGCCATGTCAGCAACTATTTGGTGAAAATCAGCAGACTCATTTTTATAAGCCTCAATAAACTCTGCTGCACCCTCGAAATGATCGTTTACGGATGCAGCATAGTGTGCAACAAGCCTAGGCTCCTGTTGTGAGTAGTCGAAACTACCCCATTGTTTACCTTCTTCTGGTAAGAACAAACTTCTAATTTTATCTCCAAATTCTTTATTACGTGCTGGAATTTGTTGTAAGTTAGGATTGGAATAAGATAACCTACCAGACACAGTACCACCTTGGTCAGATCTTAGTTGATTTATTTCTGAATGTATTCTACCCTTGTGCACATAACGTTGAATGGAGTCTATGAATGTTGAATGAAATTTATTTATTTCTCTTGCTGATCTTATTAGTTGCGCTATTGGGTTATCACAATTTACTAACCAGTTTTGTGTAAAACTTGGTTCGTCAGTTTTCGCTGTCCGTGGGTACTCAACACCTATTCTATCAAACACTTGTGCAACACTTCTTGCTGCCCAAATATCTACGTCAAGTGTGGTCTGAGATTTTATATTTAATAAAACCTCAGACTCTTTTTTTTTAAATTCTTTTTTTAGCAGTGATGCCTTCTCCTCGTCAACTCTTATTCCTCTACGTCTAGTATCAATTAAAATAGGCAATAATTCCATCTCCATTTCCCAAACATCGTGTAGGGACTGCTTAGATATCTCTGTTTTAAGCCTATCCCATAAACGTAAGGTTAGCCCTGCATCTTGCTCAGCATAGAAGCCTACGTAGCCCGCAGGCAGCCTCCACATGTCAGCTTTTGGATCAATTCCCCATTCTTTTGCTTTTTCACTTAAAAACGTTTCATTTTTAATTTCACCTAAATAATCTTTAGCACATGCATTTAAACTAAAACTAAATCTATTTTCATTGATGATTGCTGCTGCAATCATAGTGTCAACTATTTTACCTCTAATTTCAAAACCATTTACAAGTAACCAACCAACATCATAACTCGCATTGTGAAATATTTTAGTTGCAGGTAATTTTAAAATGTCTTGCATCCATGCGCAAGTAATTGACAGATCCATATTACCACCAGCATCATGAGCAATTGGAAAATACCATTGTTGGCCAAGTGCAGCGACTGCAAATCCTACGATATGTCCATCAAATGTTGCCCATCCAGGTCCCTTAGTTTTTATATTTGGATCTTTAGTTTCTAAGTCAATTGCAATCTCTGTTGCTTTAGACAAGTCTGGGTATTCCGCAGGACAAATCCAGTCCGAATCATTATATATAAAATTTAGTTGATGTGTCATTGTATTTTCCTACTTAAATTTGCATCTTCAATAGATATTGTTTTTTTAAAAGGGATTGACATGTCAAACAAAGCACAGTCCGCGCAGTAATAATTATATTCATGTACAATTACAGCTACTACTTCATCACAATGTTCACACATAACTAATTTATTTTTTCTTCGTTTTGGCATCTTTTAAATGGTCAATTTCTAAATCACAATAATGTTTTATTTTTTCCAAATCTTCTATTGTTTTTTCTTTTAATAAATACCTGCAAGCATATTTAATTACGTTTGCTTGAAATGGATTTAAATCATTTTTTCTTATAAATGTCCAAGGTTGAATTAAAAATTCTTTATAATGAGATCCTCCGACTTGTTTACCCTCTGGAAATGCTTCATCGAACATATTTTTATCTGACATAATTAGCCTCGTATTGTTTGTAATATTTCCCTAATGGAAAGTTATATTGATGGTAAGTACCTAACAGATGTAAAGTTTGTTTTGATCTGGTAGCACCTGTGTACCAAACCCTAAGTTCTTTTACTTTTTCTGCTAAATTTTTTTTCTCAAAATGTGAAGGAAAATTACATTTACTCGCCAGGACAACATTATCTGCTTCACCACCTTTGACTTGGTGTATTGTATCTATAATTATTTTAGGTGGTTGGTTTAGATCTACACCTTCACTCATAAGTTTTTTAAAATATTGTTTATCTTTATCTTTAAATTTTCTCTTAAACACTTGATTCCATTGACCTTTTTCATCACGCATACCACATCTTAAATGTAATTCATCAAAAGTAAATACTTGATTTGGATGTGCAAAACTCCATTTTTTACTTTCCGTTGACCGGTATCCGTGGTCAATGTTTAATAAAAACTCATACATTGTAGTAGCTTCCTCTCTATTGATACTCCCACCCTTACAAATTTTATCCCAACAATTAATAGCTGTAAATTGATTTGGATCAAATGATTTATTATTCTTCTGGTCCTGATAATACAAACCTAAATTTTTAGCCTCCTGTTGCAACTCTCTTTTAACATCATTTATTCTAGCCAACACCATCCAACTACCCTCCATATCCCAAGGAACTTTTTTTAAGGCATTCCATCTATGTACAGACCCATCTTTACCATTAGATAAAAATTCTTTTTGAATACGATTACTACCCATAGAGTTAAGTAAACATTTAGAAAAATAATGAATATTCTTATTTAATCTTACACTCTTTTTTAAAACTAAAGATTTACCAGGAAATGTTTGAAACAAATTTACATCAGCACCATTCCATTCATAAATTGCTTGATCATCATCACCTGCAATATAAACTCGCTCTACAGCTCCTGCTATTTTGACTACCATATCCCATTGCAAAGGAGTTAAATCTTGAGCTTCATCTACCATTAATATTTTGAAAGGAACTACGAGGCCATCATCTATAAATTTTTGTACCATGTCAGTAAAATCTAAACGATCCGGTGTCCGTTGTCCTGTATCCATCTCCATTGTTTTAAATTCTTCGTAACCTGCAATGATTGATTTAAACTGCTGTAGTCTTACTGATTTTCTAGGTTGTTGTTTATACAACCACACAGGATCTACCTTCATGTTTCTTGCTCTATCGTATATTTGAAGAGACCAATTATTATATACCTTTTGATCATCCCATGTGTCTTTGTACCCTACCTTGACAGTTCCATACTGAGTATGAAACATCAGCAGGTCTGCTTTAGGATCTAATACGGGAATTTCAGCAAACTGTTGTCTGGCCAAAGAATGTAGTGTTCTAAAATATGAGAAAGCATCTTCATCATAACCTTTAAACTTTTGCCGAACTCTTGCAACACATTCGTTAACGGCTTTATTAGTAAAAGATACATAACAAATTTCATCTGGAGAGTAACCTTTTTCAAGATACCTTTTAACTCTCTTAAGTAAGTTCTCTGTTTTACCTGTACCAGGAGGACCAAATATTTTAATTGTCTTCCCACGCAGCTTTTGCTTTAATAAATTTGACATCTTTATTTTTGTGTTCCATTTGTTTTGGTAGTTTTACAACCCAGTGTCTAGTTTGAATCGCCTTAAACTTAGCTTTAGGAAGTGCCTTACCTTGTTCTAAAAATCTAGTACATTCTTTTTCATTCCAATTGTACCCCATTTTTTTCATGAAAGATCTAAAGGTTTCTAATTTAAATCTCATTTCACCTTCATCTTTCCATATATTACCAGAGTCTATTTGATCAAATTCTGTAGTATCTTCTACATCTTCAATAAATTTTGTCATTCTAGAATTAAATACATCTTCTTGCTCTTCTCCTGCGTTAAACCCTTCCATATCTTGCTTGTTAGTTATTAATTCATCTAACCAATCTCTATATGGATCTGGATCTCTTTTAGAAGGCTTTAAAGTTCTCCAAACAATATCGTAGTTAAGTAATTGTTCACCTAACAACTGCTGTTGGTATAATTGTTTGGTACTAAGTCTAATTGATTTACCTTGAATAGGTAAAATCCAATAAGGTTCTGGATAAGAATTAACTTTTAATAATTTCCCAACTTCTGGTAAGGCTTCGTTGTTACCAATCCCGTGTTTACGTCTTAGACACGTGCTTGATGAACAATGCATTCGTGCAATTGAGGTCTTACATTTATAAGCATATTCTTTATTCTCAACTCCCTTAAAAATATTATTTAATTCTTGTGGATGTAAAGGTTCTGAGCAAACTTTAGTCATTAAATTTCTAGTCCAATCTTCATACATAACTGGGTCTGGATTTATTTTTTTTGCCAAAACCGCTACGTTAAACATTGCATCATTACGACCTTCACCTTTTTGTACTTTATTTTTCATAAAATTTACAACACAAGGAGGATAATCTTTAGTTTCATCATCTTGAAATATTTTTAATTTTTTAAATTCTGCTGGAGTTAATCTGTAATCAGATATAAATTTATATAAATTTTCTAACTTGATTGAGTTACCATCATTATCCATACAAACTCTCGTAGTCATATGAGCTTTTTGATATGGTAAGTTAACAAAATTACCTTTTCTTTTTTTATCCCAATCTTCAGGGCTAAGATCAACTTCATCCTGTGCAGGATAAATGTCTGTAGTTGAATCGTTTACACCTAAGTCTGATGCAAGTTCAATTAATTTTTTTCTCATTGTTGATGCAGCAACTACACCATCAATAAATAAAATTAAATGGAGTCCGTTGGATTTTGATCTGAATGGGATGAGCGGGTATTTCCTTTTCCGTATAACCGATATAACTTCTTTATGTTGTATATTGTAGCGATCAACATCGATGACCCCCCAACTACATGTATTATCATCTCTGATAGGGACACTTCCATAATATTTTTCTCCTTTTAAATGCTCTAACCAGTTATCCCTGGTCATAGGTTTTGGTTCAACCCAATGTTTGAATTCTTGTTTACCATCACGACCTCTTACTTGCCCTAATGGTTTAGAAGCTCCAAAATATGTAGTAGACCCCTGGAAGAGTTCTACAAACTCTTCCAGGGTATTGTCAAGTACGTCCATACTAGAATGGTGATTTTTCTACTTGTTCCTCTTTGCCGTGATTAACTCTGACAGCACCTTTTTTACAAGATTCGTAAAATTCATAAGCTGCTTTAATTGTGTCTTCGCTCCCCACAGTTCCTAAGTGTTCGATTTCCCAACCATACCACGATCCTAAATTGTTTTTTTCTAAAACAGTTTTAAGTGAGTATTCTTGAGTAAATGGTGCTGGTCTAAAAAAACCTTTACCATCTTTTTTCTTCTGTCTCAAAGACATCATCATTGAATTCCATTTTTTGGATTTCTTTCTTTGAGTAGATTTCATAGTAATCATAGCAGTAGATGATTTTTCTGGCTCAACTACTGTTACGTAATGTGAAGCAGTTTCTTCAATATAATTACCATTAGGAAGTCTATCCTTACCATCGTCTCCTCTAGTAGTTTTACTCATGATATCAGAATCAGCTGCATATACATTTACAGGAGCAACAGAACCTTTTTCTCTATCTCTCCATTCAATGTATTCCAACTTATAGTAACAAGGAATTACTGTAATCCCTCCTGCACCATCATATAACTCGTCAGTAACTGTATTATAAATCATCCCAGGTCTGGCATCAGCATTAAACTGACTATCACCTTGAGTTACTTGAGGAGATAACTGTCCTAGAACTTTAAGAAATGGTAATGCTAAACTTTTAGAATCTACATTATCAAATCCTGCGTCTGCAAATGATTCTATATCAACATTTGCAACTACACCTGCTTCTTGTTTAACCGATACTTCGTTCGATTTTTCGTCTTTTATTTTCATATTATTACCTATTATTTATTTGTTATTTTCGTTTTATTTGCGATGTACACACCAAACAGATCAAAAGGTAGTTCTTTTCCACCTTCGACTTGTTCTTTAACAAAGGCCTTTAAAGTCATTGGTTCAACTTTTTCTTTTTTATTATAGTTGAATCCGTGATCTTCACAGACTTTTATCAATTCAGAGACTTGGTTGTCTTGTCCTCTGTTGAATGAAGCGGTTACAGTGTTCTTAATAATATCTTCGAACCCCTTACCTCTTAACCAACCAAAGGCCTCCTCAACACGTGACTCAGGAATTTTTGCTGCATAGAATGGTTTTACTTCTACAGTAGAACCATCGCTTAATTTCAACAAAGATACACCTGCCTCCTGCATCATCTCTGGAATTATTCTCTCTTCTAAATCTCTAGCTTTATGTTTTAAAAGAGATAATTTTTCTTCTTCTTGATCTATTGTTTTTTTTAATTTGTTATAGTCGTTACATTTATCTGTAATTGACTTAACGTTATCTTGACTAATGTCTATATTAGACATTGCTTCTATATCTAACTTTTCCATATTTTCCTCCTGCAGGGGTCTTAAATTATTCATTTGATCTTTGCAAGAAAAAAATATAAAAAGTTTTTAAGATGTGGAAATACCCCTATAAGACCAAGCCGTACGAGCATCAACGGAATGCACTAAACGAATCGGCTGAGAAAAATAACTGGGCCTACTTTATGGAAATGGGTACTGGTAAAACTAAAGTAACTATAGATAATATTGCTTATCTTTATTTACAAAGAAAAATTACAACTGTATTAATTATTGCACCTAAATCTGTTTACACTAACTGGGAATCTGAAATTGAAATACACTTACCAGATGTATTAAAATATAAAATATTTAAATGGAATATAGATAAACCTAAAGATTATTTTAAATTAGAAGAATCAAAAGATTTAAAAATATTTTTAATTAATGTAGAAGCTTTATCAACAAAAAGAGGTTTTCAAGCATGCTCGCAGTATCTTATTAAAAATAAATTAAATTTTGTAGCACTGGATGAATCAACCACAATAAAAAACCGATCAGCAAAACGAACAAAAAACATTTTATCACTAGGAAAAATATCCCATATAAAGCGTATATTAACAGGATCCCCAATAACAAAATCTCCATTAGACTTATTTACACAATGTGCATTCTTAAGTCCAGAATTATTAGGTTTTCACAGTTATTTGGCTTTTAGAAACAGATATGCTGAGATGACTGATATACCCGTTGGTTCAGGAAGATACATTTCTATACCAAAATACTACAAAAGACTTGATGAATTAGAGGAAAAAATGAAAACATTTGCAACAAGAATACGTAAAGACCAATGTTTAGACTTAAAACCAAAAGTTAGATCAAAAAGATACATAGAATTAGATGGTGAGGGTAAAAAAATATATGAAAGACTTAAACATCATGCTTTAGCAATTGTTGAGGATAGTACTATATCATTCTCTAATAAATTAACTGAAATAATTAAACTGCACCAAGTGTGTAATGGTTTTACTAAAAATGATGATGGTAAAATAATTCAACTTCATACATCTAAATTAAATGCATTAGAAGAGACTCTTGAAGAAACTGATGGTAAAGTAATTATCTGGGCAAATTATTTATATAATATACATGAAATTAAAAATTTTTTAATAGATAAATACGGCCCTGAATCTACTGTGAGTATTTATGGAGAAGTTAGTGTTGAAGATAGAAAAATTGCTGTTGAACGTATTCAAAAAGATGACAAATGTCGTTTTTTGGTCGGTAATCCTACTACCGGGGGTTTTGGTCTCACTCTTACTGCTTGCAATACTGTTATCTATTATAGTAACAGCTATAACTTAGAAGTGCGTATGCAATCAGAAGACCGTGCTCATAGAATGGGCCAAAAAGGTACTGTTGTTTATATTGATATTGTAGCCAGAGGTACATTAGATGAAGCTATCATGAAGTCTTTGACCAGTAAAGGTCAAATTGCTGCTAAAACTTTAGGTGAAGAAGATCTTAAGAGTTGGCTGCTGTAAGTTTATTAAACTGTTCTACTCTTTCTAAAAATTTATCTCCGTATTCTTTTAAATCTGATTCGTTTAATTTAAATTCTTGATACATTAAATCTCTAGTGCAAATAGATATTACTCCTTGTTCTATTGGTCCATAATTTTTAGTATGCGCTAAATAATAAGCTCCAAGTTGATACTTGTAATCATCTACCCATTCTTCTTTTTTTGGCCTGTTAGATTGTTTCCAGTCTACAATGCTTGGTTTTCCATAAGCAACACAAGATAAATCTGCAGTACCTGCAAATTTGTTTTCATATTCTAAACTTATTTCATTACCCCAAACTTCATCTATTTTAATATTATCTAAAATAGTTTTGGCCATCATTCTAGGTTTAGATCCTTCTTCCATAGCATTGTAATAACCTTGACCTGTTAAATGATATTCAAGCACCTGGTGCATTTCAGTTCCAATAGCTGATGCTTGTTGCATGATACGATCTGCCTCTGCATTTCCAACTTTACGTCTCCAGTTATCGAGAAAACGTTTATCTTTAGTAGCGCCTAGTATGGTTGTTACACTTGGTACTTTTATATTATCTACTAAATATTTACGTCCTGTTGTGTCTGAGAATCTATTGTAATGTTTGTAAGGATACTTCTTTACTAACTTCATGTAAACTTTGTTACATCATATTTGCTACTAAAGCCAGAATAATCGCACCACCAGCCGCCATTAACATTTTTTCTAATCTTAGTATTCTATCTTTTATTTCTTTTATTTGTTCAAAAGTCTGCTTTTGCATTAACCTGCAAATCTTTTCGTGATTATCTATTCTATCTATTGCAGATTTTCTAGCCACGTCTTACTCCCCTGTTTGCGATGGCTTGTCCCGAATTATCATCTGGAAAAAGAGCAGCAAATTTTTGTGGATCTACTTGTCCGGTAGCCGGTGGTACTGGTGCTGTAGGAGCTTGAGCTACTGGATCTTCAAGTTGTAGGTCAGCCATAATCATTTTTTCTTCTTGTTCAATCGGTGCTTCTTCAGCATTAACCATAGCTTCGTTTTGTGTCGCTGTAGATAACATTGTTACAGCATTATTATCAGTTTGCAGGTCACCTGAGGTACCAGAATAGTCTTGTGCGAACAAAGTTTCAAAAGTATTTTTGGGAACTGTTTCTTTATTATAATTTGGTGAAGGAACTGAAGTCTGTAGTTGTCCCATTCTTTCAGTAATTTCTTCTGGTGTTACGGTTTTAGGGTCAACTCTTGGAATATCAGCGTCACCTTCTCTTAAGTAATTAACCAATCTTGCAAATGCTTCTCTTTTTTGTGTAAGACCAAGTCTACCAACTACTCCTGGTGACTGTAAAACGTTTGCTGCTGTTTGTATATCTCTACCTTTAAAGTATCTTCTTCCAATACCAAGAACGCCTGGCACACCATTACCAACTTTTTGACCCATCAATAATTTAATTTGTTCGTCAGGCATTAATGCATCATTAAAAGCTCTCATAGCTACTGGATCTGAAAGTATTTGACCTGCACGTCTTCCAAGTAAAATAAATAATGCTGGTGCAAATGGGTTAATAGCTGCAGAACCTCCAAGAACTAAAGCTCCTGTAAAAGAATTAAGACCACCTAATTGTAATCTTCTTTGCATGAAAGTTGATGTATCAGCAATTGGTGTATCGGATATTGCTTTCATGTAAGTTAAAAACTTTTCAAATTCTTTTGCTTGTGCTGGTCCTCCTAAAATTTCAGTCATTTTTGATTTAGCTACATCATCAGTAATGTCACTTATTCCTAAATTTCTCATAAATTTATTTATATTAAAATTTGCTGTGTCTTTCGGACTAAATTTTATTTTAGTTGCATCGAATATGTTATTTCCTGTTTTTACTTTATTAATACTAAAATCTAAAAATTGATCAGTACCTTCTCCTTTCAAAGCCATTGCTTCCATTACATCTACAGTTCCATTTATTCCAGCTCTAACAGTAGATTCTTCCATGATTTCATCTAGCATTGATCTACCCGCAGGAGAAGCAGCTGAATCAAAACTTTTTATATATGAGTTAAACATCCATCTTGCTTTTGCAGCATTAAATAATGCTTCTCCACCACCTTTAGTAACTCCTATACCTTTTCCTGGTGTTTTTCTTGATGCTATTTTAGTTGCTCCTAATAATTGTTTTAATTGTAAAACTGCATCTGTGTCACCACGTGTAAATACATCATTAGCTACATCATTAAAAAATCTTTGAGCTTTTTTCTTTTGCATTCCACCAATTCCAGCTAAAGCTTTATTTGTAAATGTTGTTGCGTTGTAGTCTCTAAATACTTTCGTTAAATTAGCATTTTGATAAAAGTTCATTAGTGTAGAAAAGGTATCATTTGCACCATAAAGTTTATCTTTTAATTTTACTGATTCGCTTATTTTAAGAGCCATGTCTGCTTCTGCTGCAGCAGGGTTTGTTTTTTTTAATGTTTCATAAGCAGCTTTTACTGCATCATCTTTTAAAAAAGTTTCCTTTGTTATTGCTCCACCAAATGAATTAAGATCATTCTCAAGTGCTTCTCTTATAGACCACAAAGTCGGTCTTATATTGTCGTAGGCTGTAGTTGAAATAGCTCTGTTTAATGTTTCCATCATTCCCTTGTATTGTTTAGGTGTAACAAAATCATCAATACCATTCATGTATCTAAAAAATAAAGCTAATGGATCTCCTGTTCCTTGTAGTTTAGCAATTTCTTTCATGTCTATGTCACCTAAAGCATCCTGTGCATATGATTTTAAACCAGGATATTTCATAGAAAGTTCTTCTACATAATTTTTAGCCATAAATTTTACATGACTTGTAGGAATAACTTTTGGATTACCAATAGTATCCGCTAAAGTATCAAAAGCTTTGTAACTTGCGTTAATTAAATTAGAATTTTGTTTGAAAGCTTGGTCTGCTTGTTTCCAAATAGTTGCTGATAACATTCCTGTTTTAACTAATGGACCGTACTTTAAAACATCATTATTTAAATAATTTTTACCCGCTGCTTGTTCTGCACCTTGAAGAGCTTCTTTACCAATACCATTAATAAAAGGCATTATACCAAGAACTTTAAAAAATTTAGCAGCAAAACCACCTAAAAGACCTACACCTTCTTGTGCAGTCATTACTATAGGAACAGGTAAGCCACCTCTGTCTCTTGCGATATTAACTAATTCTTTTGCATCTTTTGATTTAGCACCAATAGCCAATCTTCCAATTTTACCTAAACTTTTTGTAATTACCGGTGTCAATGTTGCAGCACCAGCGTTCCAAGCTAAAGCTGTAAACATAGAATCTGCAGCGTTAGCCATCATATCTGTATTAACTTCTTTTGGACTCATGTTTTCTAAGTCAGAAGCTATTGCATCCATTGCAGCAATTCCAACAGTTTCATTCAACATGTCATAAGTAACTGAACCTGCTCCTGCTCCTGCAGTACCACCTAATACAGACATCATTTCTGCTTTTCCAAGAGGACTAGCTAAGACTCTGCCGATAGTTGGATCTGCTACTTTTGCAAGTAATTTTGTAAGGCCACCTAGTAATTTAAATCTTCCTGGTAGTTTTGCAGTTAGTTTATCTGAAAAGTTGTTAAACATTTTGGTTCTAGCAAATAAACCTGTATTTTTATCTCCAGGTACTTTTGATTTAGCTGCACTAAATATTTTTTTTCTCATCATAACATAAGGTGTAATTGATCCTATAAGATCTCCAGCAAGCACTGCTTCTGATCTACCATCTAAAGAGCTTCCTGTTTGTTGTAATCTTACACCAATAGGATTTTTTACAGCCTCATCCATGGTTGCTACGTCTTTTGCAGCACCAGCTCTTTCGGTTTGTAATTCATTCATTGAAGGACCTGTAATTAGACCTCTTTTAATAGCTTCATCTATTGCTTTTCTTTGTCTAGCATTTAATTTACTTGGATCAAAAGTATTATTATTAATTTGATCCTGTATTTCTTTTACTGTAGCCATTAATTTATCCCTTCAATAATATTTTCTATTTCTTCAATACTTAAATCTTCTGCCAGTTGCGAAGTAACTCCACCCTCACCTTCAAATACTTCAAAGTTTTTTAATCTTCTTAAATCTTTAAGAGTGTTTTCTAATCCGCCTGCGACTGTATATAAACTTTCTTGTCTTCTAATATCTGATTCAAGTTGTCTTCCAATAGCTTCAATAGATGCCCTAACATCCTTAGAAGATCTACCTAATGAGAATATATTTACAATTTCTTTAGCAGCGTTAACATCTCTTTGTGTTAGTCTATCTTGATCTTTAAATGTGTTTGCTAATGCGTAAGTTAGTGTAACTTCTTGTACTGCAAGTTTTTCTTGTTCTTCTCTAGATAAACCAGAAAGCATTCCTCTACTTTTTAATCTAGCTTTAGCTTGTTTAATTAAATTTTTACTATCTAAATTTTTCTTAGCTGCTTCTTTACCTTCATCACTTAAATCTGGATCTCTATCAATTGCAGCATATTCATCAGCTTGAAGTTCAGAAACTTTTTGTTCTAATGCATCTAAGGACATTCCAGATACTTCAAATCCAAAAACTTCTTTTGCAACACCACTCAATCTTCTAGTAAATTGATCAATTTGTAATCCAGCACCGGCTTTAACTTTATTACCATCTTGATCAATTTGATTTAATGTTTTTAATACATCCCTTGTAACCGATAGTGCGTTGTATCTATTTCCAAGTACGTCTTGAATATCAAATAATCTTTTGTCTACACTGTTTTGCTCTAAAAAGTTTTCATACTGACCAATAAGTTTACCTTCACTATCAGCAATTGGTCCTCCTTGGTTTACTGGTACGAATGTTTCTCTACCATCTGCGCCAATACCTGCTGCTATTTGTTTCGTTCCATCTTTTAAAGTGTATCCTTTGTAATTTCTTAATCTACCATCAGCTCCTCTAATTTGAATTATTCCACCTGTTCTATCAGGTCTATCTTCTACAGCATTTTCATTAACAAATTTCATATGATCTACTGCAGCGTTAAGTGATGCTTCTCTATTTCGAGCTCTAAGCTCACCTTCTTTTAATTTTATTGTTGCATAGTTATTTACAGCAGGGCCTATTGCTTGACCAAATACTTCAAGTGCTCCACCAATACCAGCTTTAGCTGTAGTTCCTGTTAATAATCCTGAAGCAAGATTAGCTAGGAATACAAGATTAGCTTGTGATCCTTCACCTTTAAATATTTCTTCTTGGTATTTTTTAGCAAGTGCTATTGTTTTATTAAATTCTACATCGTCCGATGGGCCACCTAATGCTATTTCATTAGTTCCTTGAGCCGTGCTTTCAGATTTTTGTGCTTTCTTTTCTGGAGCAGTTAATAAAGCTTCTGCTTCTCTTCTTTCTCTATCCTCAGATAAAGTGCTTGTGTAATTAGTAATTCCATCTTCACCTGGAGGCGTTGGAGTTCCAGCACCTAATGAATTTTCTTGTACAGCATCTAAATCAGCTATATCCTCTGAATTAGCTACGTTGTCCTGTAGCAGTAGGTCGCCTTCAGCTTTTAATGTTTTTGATTTCTTTCCAAACCCAGTTCTTCCTGAACCCGGTCCTGATTTTGGTGCTGCTGATCTTTTTGTTTCAAATTCTTTAGGTCCTTTTGGTACAAACTTACCAAATAATTCTTGGTCTGTTACATCCATGTAACTAAATGCTTTATTTCTTTGTTCTATTTCAAAAGCTTTTCTCTCTGCAGGAGACATTGCATTAATTTTTTTTCTTAAAGCAATTCCTGCATCAACTCTATTTTTTACCCCATAAATACTAGCACCAATAACAGCGCTTGGTACAAAACCTAAACTTGCTAAAGCAGGTAACGCTCTTGTAGCAGCATAACCTCCACCTAACCCAAACGCTGTTTTTCCAACAGGGTCTTCTATACCTAAACCTTGTGCAACTTTTTCACCTGCAAGGTATCCGCCATATGCGGGTAAATTAGCAATTCCTTTACCGAATCTTACTATTGGGTTTCGCATAAAATTTTGCATTCTAGTAGGTTTTGGTGGACCAAATCTTTGTGTATTAACTGGTGAAAAAACACCCTGTCCTGGAATAACTCTTGGTGTAGGTGAACCAGTCGATTGTCCTACCATAATTCCTACGTTTGCATTAATAGTTTTAAGCACACCTTTTCTAAGAGCTTCTTTACGAAACATAGGTCTGTTTAAAACTTTATTAAGCGACATAAATCTCCTAAGTACTTTGTTGCGGTTTCATTCCTTGAAATGCTGTAAACGCTCCTATACCAGTACCAACTGCTTGTGCAAACGGACTTTGTGTTGGAGCACTTCCCATTGTAACTTGTGAAGAAGACTTAGGTCCTGCAGCATATAAGTTAGATAAGAACTCAGCTCTTTGGTAAGGTTCGTATTGTTGTTGTAAAGTTGATTGTCTTTGAGCATCTAATACTTGTTGTGCTAGTTGTCTTTGCACACCACCCGCAGCCATCAGTTGTTGAATGTCTCCTTGAGCCATTTGTTGTTGTAATTGACCCATTTGTCCAAGCTGTTGACCAGCTCTTAAACCTATTTGTTGTTGGTTTTGAGCAGCACCTAAAGCTGTGTTAAAACCTTGAGCTTGTGCTTGACCCATGTTAGATAAAATTCTTCCTTGAAGTTCTGCTTGTTGAACTCCCTCTCTACCACCACCAAAAGCTCCTGCTCCTACAGCTGTAGCCCCTAATTTGTTTTGCATCATTTGTCCCTGTCTACCAATTTCATTAGTAACATAAGATTGATAAGGATTTAAATATTGTGATATTTGTTGAGCACCTACAGGAGCTGCTGCTCCTTGAATAGTTGATATACCTTGGTTAACTGACCCTGCACCAACACCTGTAGTTTGTGCTGATTGTATACCTTGTTGTTCTAAAGAACCTAACCCAGCTACTTGATAGTCTGGTAAGTTAATAGGTTTTTGTGCGACTTGTCTCGCAATGTCCATCAACTCTATTTTTCGTTCTTCAATACCTGGTGCTTCTCTAACAATTTGTGTTTGTGTTGCTGGAGATGCTGGTTGCGATCCTCCTCCTCCTCCTCCGAAAAAACTCATATATTTACCCTATCCATTTCTCTAGTTGTACGTGTTTCTTTTTCCATCCCCATTTTTTGGAAATTTTTTCCCAACCAGGTCTGGCCATTATACTCATTCTTTTACATTTATTAACTAATGCAAAATCTGTGACTGCTTTAATTAAATTATCTTCCCAAAGCTCTCTTCTTTTACCTGTGCATATAACAATTTCATATTGATTATAATTAGGCATTACACCTATTCTTCCAACACAAATACCAAATACTTTGTTTTCTTCAAATTCATCTGATCCAAACATAATCCAACACTGCATCATGTCTTTTTTTAATTCTTCTAAAACCCAAGAAGAATCTGCATATTTTCCTGAAAAAGCTAATGCTTCTGTAACCATAAATTCTGCTAACGGCCAAAATCTTTCAATATCTTTAGGCTCTAAAGGAAGAATACTTACTAAAGGTTTAATTTGTTTTTTGTTTGCTGTTGCCATTTCTATCCTTTAATAAATCAAAGACACGTTTGTATCTTTTTTGTTGTTCATAGAAATATTCGGCACCTTTTTCTCTCATATCTTTCATACTATTTGGATTTGCTCCAGCTATGATTCCAGCACCTAATACTCCATCTGCTCTTGTTACAAACTCTCCGTCTGCTAATTGAGCTAACATTGTATCCTCGTCTTTATCTCCTACGCCTTCTCCGTCTTCTACATAACCTGTTGCTCTAACGTAATTGTTAGCATCATTTTCGTCATGTGAAACTTTTGATGGAAGATAGTTAACACCACCTTCATTAAATTTTTTAATAGAAGCTATCCCACCCGTTCTTAATCTTTGTACATTCATTTGATAGTTACCCATTCTTGGATCTCCTATTCCTGCTTCTTCTGGTGAGTAAATTTTTTCATATGCCTTTTCTTGTCCGGTGTCCGGGTCTATGTATGTATAGCCAGGTCTTTGATTTTTAAGATCCAAATAACCCATATTATATCCAGGTGTATATATGTCTGTCGGTTGTGGATCAAAAGCACCGGCTAAATAACTTCCTCCAGCTATTAATCCAGAAACTTTATAAGGATCAAATCCAGAATTATCTTTTTTCATTAACATCATTTGTTTTAATTCTTCTAAACCAAATTGTTTTGCAGTTTCTTGTTTAACCGTTGAGTTTAAAATAGAATTTCTCATTCCTGGGGGTAACATACTTTGATCTTGTATACCTCCAGCTAGTGTCACTGGTGCTGATGCTGATACACCAGGTAACATTCCTGCTAAATTGTAACCACCATAAGCTCCTGCGGCAGCTCCAAAAAGTCTTCCTATTCCAGAAGCTCCTGACTTTTTAGCTCCTTTGTATCCTTGGTATCCGCCATATAATGCAGCAGCAATTGCTAGTGGATGTGGCATATAAATTTATTCTCCTTTTAAGATCTTAAAGTTAAAATAATACCATTTTACTAGGCAGGTTTCAACTCGTCCATAAACGAACCTTCATACTGATGTTCGCCTACATGAATGATTGAGTCATTAACATAAGCATAACATTCACCCCCTATATCCTTCCAAAGTTTACAGAAAGAAAAATCTTCACCTAAATAGGTTTTTGTTTCTGGGTCATGAATACAATCAAAAAAGTTCCACATATGCGGTTTGTTTACGTACTCTCCGTTGATAACCGTCTTTTGTACAATACCCTTATCTGGGTATTTTTCAATTAACTTACTAAAGACACTTCTTTTAATTAACATACAACCAGTAGGACTGTGAGTAACTTTTATAACTCCGTTATCTAGAGTTATGTCTTTGTGATTTTCTACTCTCATAGGATATGAATTAAATGATTTTTTTAAATCATCTACATTTTTAATACTATTGTTTTTAATTTTTTCCATGGCTTTTTCCCACATTATAGTCTTAAGTGGGTAAGGTATTGAAATAATATCCTTATCTTTTTTTATCATTTCAATAATACTTTTTGCATTAAAATAAATATCAGAATCAATAAAAAGCATATGGCTATAGTTAGATTCTAGAAAACCAGAAACACATAAATTCCTACCTTGAGTAATTAAAGAAGATTTTAATAATTGAAATGTAATTTTTATTTTTTCTTTAAAACATATTTGTTGTAATTCTAGTAATGCTTGTGTGTAATGTATTGAACATTCACTGTGTACAGGAGTTGCAACAAATAAAGATGTCTTCGGTGTCGTTTGTCCGGTGTCCGGTTTCCACATTGGAAGAGTAGCTTTTTCGTAAGGGTCCATTACTTTAACTTCTTTTAAAGTTTGATACGTATCCTTATTTATTGTTTCTTTCATTAATAGCTCCTTTCAAAAAATTAGTCCACTCTATTCCTTTTTTTTCCCAACTGTAAAATCTTTTATAAAATTTTTGTTGTTCTTCTAAATGATCTTGCATAAATTTTTCATGTAAATAGGAAGAAGCAACATCAATTGCTGCCGCAGTGTCCTTAGCCATTTGTTCGTAGTTAGTAGAATAATTAACATATACTGGCCACTCAGCACAGGTTTCATATAAGGCACCAAAGTTATTTGTAACAACATGCACCCCTGATGCTAATGCTTCTAAAGCTGAAACACATGAAGTTTCTTCAAATATACTTGGGTAAACAAACATATCATAGTTAGGCATCATTTCTAAAATATACTCATTAGGTTTGTATCCAATATAATTTACAT